CGCCACTTGTAGGCCGAAACGATTCGTTCGGCGGTGATTATCTTACCGGCGAACTCTGTTAAACCACTGCTTATGATTGTTTTATCCGGGTTGTGAGGACATCCAAGAAGTGTTAGCACCTCCATATACCGCTCATAGGTGGGCCGATGAAGTATCACTACGTCATCTCCCAGGACAAAGAATCTTCCTGGAACACCACCGCTAAGCAAGTCTAAGAGAATGCCATGTGTCAAGGCGAACGATGGAAAACTAGGGTATAATCCCATAGGTTGTCCATTTGTCCATCGAACCTGTATATCAAGTTCTTTGTTAGTCCAATCAGACCTAGACAGCTCCTCAAAAAGTTCTATATCGGGGATTTCTCCGAAGAGGGCCCGAAGTACATAGGTTTGCAGACTCAAAGGAAAGAAGTCTGTGGCAGCAGTTAAATCCACAGCAAAGCAGGTGCCGCCCTTTTTAAGGTGTTCTTGTACAAGTTTGTAGGGTTTCTCTTGGTTAAACGTGCAGTCCCAGGGTAAATCTGCCAGCACTTTAAACAGTGCCTCACCAAGCGGCCTTAAGGCCATCTGATGAATTCGGTAGGGAGATGCAATCCAACGTATTTTCCAGCCACCATCCTTGGTTAGAGGAATAATGGAACCAGCATCCGTTGCCATAAAAGGCGGTCGGATTCTGCTGTGCACGGTCTCAAAAGGACCATGGTCAGACAGGTGGAAACTCTGTCCGCTTAGGCCGGGCAAGGGCCCACACAGGGAAACGTTATCCAAACCTTCCAGTACTTTAGAGTACACTTTATAATGTCGATTAAGAAAGAGCTTATGATAAGGATCATCAATCCACTCCAACTCCCTCTCCAAATAATCATACTGACTTACGGATTGGCTGCCCCAAATCGGAGCCTTGGTCGACACTTTACCACGGAAGGTCAGCAGCGGCTGAGATTTGCCTAACTGCTGAGAGCCCAGAACTTTCTGTGCGTGTGTTGCAACATCTTTGAGGATTGCCTCGGGTACGAAAACCGTAGGCGACTCCACAGAGGACCTCATTTTGAGAATATGCTGCTTTGTAGGCCGAGATGGCACATAAGAACTATACACCATCAAGCAGTTTAACACTGTTTCAAAGCCCTGCAAAGATTGCAAAGCATACTTCCTGAGGTACCCCAACACGCCAAACCATCCTCCCGACCTGTTCTTGCGGACCCAGGTCAAGGGTT